ACTTTGGCGGAGATGCGGGTTCGCTGGTTGCTGCCCAAGGTTCAATCACCTGCCAACTCACTGACTTGAACCCCGGCACATCCTTTGTTCGAGCCGACGATCAGAGCCTCATCGCTTCTGGTGCTTTGAATATCGACAAAGCCAACAACATCGCCAGTCAAGGCACTGACATGTATCCCGATCAGTGGGGCCCAGAATCACTTTCCCATGCTTTCATGGTTGTAAATGACTCGCTCTATTTCGTAGTCGGTCCCGATCTCGCAAACTCTGGTGCTGTAACTGATTATATCACGGTTCGGATCAGATGTCGGATAGCACGCTTGTCAAAATCTGACTGGATAAGTATAGCTATACAGAGTACCGCATCAGACAACTGAGGGGATTGAATGCCCCGATACTGTCCTCGGTGTGGCGAATCCCTCACCAGCGATAGCACAACCAAGGGCGAAACTCGAAAGACAGCACGCAGAGCCTACGAACCTGCCAAGAAAAAGCGCGCTCCAAGTGCTTACAATCGCAAGTATAAGGCTGAATATGCCAAACAAAAGAAGAAACACCCACGGCTAAAGTTCGCCGCCTTGGCTAAACGCACTCATAAAGCACTCAGGAGGAAGTAGTATGGTTAACGAAGGCCCGCGCATGATGGATAAGATTCTGCGTGGGGTAGATGCTGCAACGGATGGTTCTGGGATCGTGTCCATCACTGAAGGAAACTGGGATGTTCTCGGTGTAAAGAGTTTAGTTCAGAGATCGTACTTTGATTTGTCTGGTTATAATAAAACAGATTTAACCACTTTCTTTCAAGGAATTGATTTCCAATACGCAGCACCTCCTACTTCAAACGATAGCCGCATTCAGATCTTCGACTTCATCACTACTGAATATCTAAGTGGAGCAGAACTGAATGCTGTAGTAGGAGGCACTATCAAAAGCGGACCAGGTTTTCCAATCTCGACGCTGAACATGGAGCAGATCATTTATGCTCGCAATAGAACTTACTCTTGGCCGGGGATCCCTGACCCCGCATCGGTATCTATACCTCTTCATGGCATTGACCTCTGGGGAACTTGTAATGCTGCAACGGCAGACAAGTTACACATTACTCGAGTATTAGTATTTGGAAGTGCTTCTAAAGTAGCAATGGTGCCAGATGTCAACGTAGTGATAACTGCACTCATTGCCAAAGAGAAAGAACTCCCATTCTTAATGCGTCAGAAGAGATCGTATGAATTAGCAACTGGGCCGTGATCCCTTGGCCTTGTACTGGATGCATAAGATTAGTTGGACGGCTGCCCTCATCACTCACGCTGTCTATGAATTACGCAGGAAAGAAGGAGACCATGTTTCTGATGCGATGGTTGTTGCAGGTACTGCCATCTCGATAGGCGCTATATGGTATCCAGAAATTCGAGCAACAATGATCGGGGCCGCCCTCGGGACAGCAGCAGGGCCGGTAGCAGTTGCGGCTGTCACTGCTTACGCCGTTGGGGGGGTAATCGCCTTCGCTGCAGCAGACCCGGATGATGAGGGCTGGTACGGGGTGGAGGCTCTGAAGGAATACTATCATGATCCCATCGGCACCACTGCTGATATCATCGTCGAGAAGGTCACCGATCCTGCCATTACATATCTGCAGGAAGAGATCTGGCAGAAACAATTAGTCGACCCAATAACAGGATGGATTGGCCGAAGGGAGAGGGAACTAGCACAAGCCAAGAAAGATTTAGAAACAGGTCTCAAAAAATACTGGGCTTTGACATCTCCGTTCTAATGGGTAATGGTCATATCGAATCCGCCACGATGCTTTACGATCGCATCCATCATCAGGTCTCGGTGAGCGGTGGGTAGAATGCGTAGAGCAAGAATCCAATTCTCAGAATTCTTCATATGGACTAGATAATTCGGATAATATGTTGAATTGACATCTTGTGCGAGTTGAGAGAGCAAACGGGTCCGTATAGCCTCGCTCACGTTCTCCCCAGCGTCTTCTAATTGTTTGACCCATTGATAGAGGGGTGAAGTGTGGTTAAGTCTGAATTGAATCTGCATTGAAGTCATTCTTCCAACCTCATCTTACCATCTTTGCCTTCACTGACTGCATACCAATCTATCAGGTGTCCACAATCAGGACATCTTTGACCATCGCTAAATCTAGCTAAGTGTTGATGTACTCGATGTTCTGGTTTAATCCATTCTTTATCACACATGCAAATACCATGCAATACGTCAACAATCATAGGCTCATCTCCTTGCACTTCCAACATCGACCAGAAATCTTGTGGTCACCTGACCATATCGCTTTACAATGTGGGCAGTTGTATATCCATCCCTTTTCTCTCAATCTTTTCATAGGTTCATCTCCGTGTACTTCAGGAGCCGCTCTAAGGCATCTGCTATTCGGTTTATGTCTCGGGCTATAGTTGACAGTCTGGATATCTCTTCGGCGTCCATGTTCTATCCCAGCAAGTCCTAGTATATCAAGTGGGTGACAGACGGACGCCCTATGAAATCGGATCGATACCTAATACTTTCATTGAATTGAAGAATGGAGCCATACATGAAACAAAGGAAACTGCTCCATTGACCCCGAGGAGGAGTACCCTCCTTATGATTATATTCAAGATATTTACCAGATGCGGAGCGCGGACCAAGCCTTTTAGGCCGGGGTCCGCACCGGTTGACTATGGCAAAATCAATGACAGGTAGTTTTTACCTAACCGAAACTGTACAGATCCCGGCTGCATCGCCAGCCGGAACTAGATATCAAGGTGTCATTGATCTTGGTGCATATGTCTCGGTCGCTCAGGGCATCGCGGTTGCCGTGGAGCAATGCGACTTCATCTACCAAGCAGGAGGTGACTTTGGCGGAGATGCGGGTTCGCTGGTTGCTGCCCAAGGTTCAATCACCTGCCAACTCACTGACTTGAACCCCGGCACATCCTTTGTTCGAGCCGACGATCAGAGCCTCATCGCTTCTGGTGCTTTGAATATCGACAAAGCCA